TGGTGCGTATGTTAAAGAACCTCTAGTAGGGAGTTACGACTGGGTGGTGTCATATGACCTTAACTCACTCTATCCATCCTTGATTCGGTTCCTAAACATCTCTCCTGAGACTTTGTTGCCCGATAGATTAGAATTGAATGCAGAAAAACTAATCACCAAAGATGTTGACATCTCTACACCAGAAAATGTAGCAGTTGCTGCCAATGGTGCGTTATACAGTAAAGAGATTACAGGAATTATGCCTGAACTCGTGAAGACTATCTATGACGAACGAGTTCAATACAAACGTAACATGCTCAGTTGTAAACAACAGTATGAGGACAACCCAACAGAAGATTTAGCCAAACAAATCTCTAAGTGGAGTAACTTCCAGATGGCACGTAAGATTCAACTTAACTCACTTTATGGTGCGTTAGGTAATCAATACTTCCGTCATTACAAACTAGAGAATGCAGAGGCAATCACTCTTACTGGCCAGGTCACAATTCGTTGGATTGAAAGAAAACTCAATGAATACATAAATACGACGTTGTCTACAACAGACGTGGACTATGTCATCGCGTCAGATACTGATAGTATATACCTCAATCTTGGTCCTCTTGTGTCTCTTGTTTTTGGGGACAAAACTGATGATAGGGAAAGAATTGTTACTATTCTAAATCAATTCTCAGAAGATAAGATTGTCCCCTTCATTGATGAGTCATATAAAGAACTCTCTGACTATCTTCAGTGTTATGAAGAAACACTCGTAATGAAACGTGAGTGTATTGCAGAGAAAGGTATATGGACTGCTAAGAAGAGATATATCCTTAATGTATGGGATAATGAAGGTGTTCGATATAAAGAACCTAAGTTGAAGATGATGGGTATTGAGGCAGTCCGTTCCTCTACACCTGCACCTTGTCGTAAGTATATTAAAGACACTCTCAAGATTATCATGGAGGGTACTGAAGATGACCTGATTGATTATATCGAGAGAAGTCGTAATGAATTTCAACAACTAGGTCCCGAGAAAGTTGCGTTTCCACGAACTGCTAATAACATCTATAAGTTCATGGATAGTACAACTATGTTCAGGAAGGGAACACCTATGCACATCCGTGCAGCAATTATGTTCAATCATTATATCAACGAACGTAACCTTACTAAGAAATATAATTCAATTATGACTGGGGAAAAGATTAAATATATTCATCTTAAAACACCTAACCCAACCGGACAGAATGTTATTGGTATGATTAGTGAGTTCCCTAAAGAGTTCGAGTTGACAAACTACATCGATTACGATACAATGTTTGACAAGAGCTTCATTGAACCTCTCAAAGTTATCCTAGACATCATCGGTTGGAAAACCGAACAAACTTCAACCCTAGACTCATTCTTTGTATGACAGACTTCCTAAATGATATTGTAAAAGATATCGGTTCAGAATATGCGTCACTTGCGGCAGATATTGATGAAACTGAAACCTATATTGATAGTGGTTCGTATATCTTTAACGCTCTTGTTTCTGGTAGTATCCACGGTGGTTTTTCTGGTAATAAGATTTCCGCAATCGCTGGTGAATCATCTACAGGAAAAACTTTCTTCGCATTGGCGGTCGTTCGTAGCTTTCTTAATAATAACCCTGATGGGGTTGTTATATATTTTGACACCGAATCTGCTATCACACGTTCTCTTCTCGAATCCCGTAAGGTTGACACTCAGCGAGTTGTTGTAATGAACGTTGTAACGATTGAAGAGTTTAGAACCAAAGCGTTACAATGTGTAGATAAATACCTAAAACACCCGGAAGATGAACGACAACCTATGTTGTTTGTTCTAGATTCTTTGGGTATGTTGTCCACTGAGAAAGAAATCACCGACGCTCTTGCAGATAAGAATGTCCGAGACATGACCAAATCACAATTGGTCAAAGGTGCATTTAGAATGTTGACTCTAAAACTGGGTCAAGCCAATATTCCACTTCTAGTTACCAATCATACATACGATGTCATCGGTTCATATTTTCCTACTAAAGAAATGGGAGGTGGCAGTGGTCTTAAGTACGCCGCTTCTTCTATCATCTATCTCTCGAAATCTAAAGAGAAGGAAGGAAAAGAAGTTATTGGAAACGTTATCAAAGCAAAGACTGCTAAGTCGCGTTTGAGTAAAGAAAACCAAGAAGTATCAATTAGACTATACTATGACGAAAGAGGACTTGACCGTTATTACGGACTTCTTGAACTGGGTGAACTCGGAAATCTTTGGAAAAATGTGGCAGGACGATACGAAATCGATGGAAAGAAACTCTATGCCAAACAAATTCTTGCAGAACCAGAAAAATACTTCACCCCAGAAGTAATGGAACAACTTGATGTAATTGCCAAAGGTAACTTCTCTTACGGACAGTAGACTTTAATGCTAACAACTATTGAAACCTCTATTATTAAAGGTCTTATTCATGATGAAAATTACACCAGAAAAGTACTACCATACATTAAGGACACATACTTTGAAACGTCCGTTGGACGCACTTTATATCAAATCTGTGAAAACTTGTTTTCACAATACGGAAGCTGTCCTACAAAAGAAAGTCTTTCGGTTTCAATCGACGGACTCAACGGACTTAACGACGAAGAATTCCATCAAATCCAGGGATCGATTGAAACGTTATTTGAAGAAGTTAAAATACAAACTGATTGGTTAAGTGATACCACTGAGAAGTGGTGTAAAGAGAGGGCAGTATATCTTGCTCTCATGGATTCTATCTCTATATACGATGGAAGAGACAAAGATAGGGGAACTGACTCAATCCCTTCTCTATTATCAGAGGCTCTAGCGGTATCGTTTGACCCTCATGTAGGTCACGATTATCTAGAGGATTACAACGAACGCTATGACTTCTATCATCTCACCGAAGAACGAATCTCCCTCGGACTCGATTACTTCGACAAAATTACAAAAGGTGGTCTCCCTAATAAAACTCTCAACATCGCTCTTGCTGGTACAGGGGTCGGAAAGTCTCTATGCATGTGCGACTTTGCTAGCACCATCCTACTTCAAGGAAAAAATGTTCTGTATATCACACTTGAGATGGCAGAAGAAAGAATTGCGGAAAGGATTGACGCTAATCTACTCAACACCAACATCCAAGACATAGGTGAAATCCCCCGTCCAATGTTCGAAAGTAAAGTTAAGTCTTTACAGAAGAAAACACAGGGCAAACTATTCATTAAGGAGTATCCTACTGCTTCAGCACATACTGGTCACTTTGAGGCACTACTTAAAGAACTAGCAGTGAAGAAAGCATTTAAACCTGATATTATCTTTATTGACTATCTTAATATCTGTGCATCTAGTCGATATCGTTCTGGGTCTAATATCAACTCATATACTATTATCAAAAGTATTGCAGAAGAAATTAGAGGTCTTGCAGTTCAATATAACCTTCCTATTGTAAGTGCCACACAGACTACAAGGTCCGGTTCTACTAACTCTGACCCCAATCTTACCGATACATCAGAATCATTCGGTCTACCTGCCACAGCCGACCTTATGTTTGCACTGATAAGTAATGATGAACTGGAACAAATGGGCCAGATCATGGTAAAACAATTGAAAAACCGTTACAATGACATAACCGTTCATCGTAAGTTTGTTGTTGGTATCGACAGAGCAAAGATGAAACTATTTGATGTAGAACAGACTGCTCAGACTGATATTCTTGACAACAAACCAGAATTCAAGTATGATGATCCCGAGTCAAACTTTAAACCAACTAAATCCTTCGCTGACTTTACATTCTAATGACCCAACAGATTAACTTTGATAAGTATCGAAAGTTTGTAGATGCAGTCACTTCCGATGAGTCTAAAGATTTCATTGCCTTTAGTGACCGTGTCGTATCCCTAGACGAAAAGGGTGCAAACATTGAACGACTTCTAACTGGTGCCGTAGGTATCAATGCAGAGGGAGGAGAGGTGATGGAAATCGTCAAAAAACTTATGTTCCAAGGTAAACCCTGGAATGAAGAAACAAAATTTCATATCAAGAGAGAACTTGGTGATGTCATGTGGTACTTAATGCAATGTCTTATTGCCCTTGATGTATCACTAGATGAAATTGTTGGTATGAACGTAGAAAAACTAGAGAAACGATATCCTGGAGGAGAATTTGATCCTTGGTATTCTGAACACAGGGAAGAAGGTGACCTGTAATTATTAATAAAACATGACCTCTGTTGAAGAACATTACATTAGTGAATCACATAGAAAGATCAGGGACGTAGTAATTGTAGGTGCATGTAATGGTGTTCTATGTGATACTATCGCACCATTCATTGATCTTTATCCACGTTGGAAGTCATATCTCATTGAACCAGTCAGAAGTTCCTATATGGATCTAGTCCATAGATTCGGTGATTATGAGAATGTTGTATTGGTAAATTCTGCACTTAAAACTAAAAATGGTGTGATGAATATCAATACCATTGACAGAGAATATGAGAGTGAATTACCTTCCTGGGCTCCTGGCATCTCATCATTTCATAATAATGAAGTTGTAAAATCATTACAGGAACATATGATTCAGGAAGAGGTGCAAACTATCACTGTAAGTAAGTTCCTTGGTGACTATCACATTTGTAACATTGATGTCCTACAGATTGATGTAGAAGGTGATGACTATCGGGTGTTTATGGATTTTTGGGAACTAGGATTTCAACCAAAAATTATTAAGATAGAAATCAAAAACTGTAAACCTCCAGAACTTGATCATATGATCGATCTTTTCAACAATAATGACTATCAAACATACATTCAAGGAGAGGACGTAGTAGCAATCTCCAACACTCTATAAATACTATTACCTAGATTATTCATTATGCGATTCCATATTCTCGGCCTTCCACATACAGTATCAAGTGCAGACTACGTTGCATGTGCTTATACTCAGAAGGCGGTAAAGTTTGGTAAAATGATGACCGAACGTGGTCATGAAGTAATTCACTATGGTCATGAAGATAGTGACCTTATCTGTACTGAACACGTCGGAGTTACAACCAACAACGACCTAGAAATTGCGTATGGTTCATATGACTGGAGAAACAACTTCTTCAAGTATGATGTTGCCGACCATGCATATCAAACATTTTATAAGAACGCAATCCGTGAGATTGAAAAACGAAAGAAGAAGTTTGACTTCATTCTTCCATTCTGGGGTGCAGGTGTCCGTCCTATTTGTGACGCACACAAAGACCTAATCTGTGTCGAACCTGGTATTGGTTATGCTGGTGGTCACTGGGCTCGTTGGAAAGTATTCGAATCATATGCAATCATGCACGCCTTCTATAACATGGAGGGTGTTGGTATGTGTAAATCTGATTGGTACAATGTTGTCATCCCTAATTACTTTGATGTCAATGATTTTGAATACTGTCCAGAGAAGAAGGAAGATTACTTCCTATTCCTAGGTCGTGTATACGATGGTAAAGGTGTCAACATCGCTATTGAAGTGACAGAGAAGATTGGTGCTAAACTCATCATTGCAGGTCAAAATCCTGACAATCGTA